GGATCATATTTGATTTTTCCTAAAAGCATTTCCGATATGTTTTGATCCGATAATTGCATACCAAAAAGCTGTTTTAAATAATTTATTTCCTTGTCATTAAGATGTTTTTTAGCTTCCTTGTCTAAAAGATATAAAAAGGAATGAAAAAAAGAAAAGGACATGACATATTTCTTTTTCATTATTTCCATCATTTTCTTAAAATCACCCTTGTTTTGTTCGCTTCCCATTAATTCAAAGAATATATTGTCGCTATCTTTAATGTGGTTTTTTTTGCTCAAGTTTTTCTCCATAAAATTTTAATATTTCCTTTACTAAATCTAATACCTTTTCTTTGCCTGTTTTATTAAAGGCAATATAAAAACCAAGTTGTTTTTTAATTTGATTAATTTCGTTAGATAACGCTTCCCATTTTTTGCGTTCTTCCATTTTATAAAGGACTTCTTGCTCAATTTGTAAATCCTTTTCTTTAAGTTGGGCTTCTAAACTTTTATTTTTTTCAATTAATTTTTCTAATTCTATTTTCATAGGATTATATATGTCATTAACCATTATAAATTTTTTCCAAAGGTAAATTTTTAGTTTTCATATCTTGAACAGCTTGACCAACAAACCCACCAAATTCCATTGACATAGAGGGAGGAATTGCTTTCCTTTCTTTTGGTGTCAGCATGATATATTTAGCAACCCAAATGTCTAACGGATTATTAAACTGCGATGGGCTTGTGTGATCAAGGCCGACAGTTTTCCAAACCTTTTTAGTTCTTATAAATTTTGATTCGGTAACCATATAAGTTTTGTATAAGATTTTGTATAATAAATCTATACATTTTATATATTTCTTTTACTACTAAATATGGTATAAAATTTACCTGATTCTACTATGAAGCTAAAAGAAATCGTCTATAAACGGCATAAAATAAGGGTTTTTTGGGAAAAAGGTAAGGATTGTTTAGCTTTATTTGACCCCAACGAATCAACCCTTTATATTAGTCCGAACCTATCAAAAAAAATGCTTGGCAAGATACTATTTCATGAGTTATGGCACATTATTTGTCATTTTAAAAAAAAGAATATCAATAAAATAGGAGAAGAAAAAACAGCTTTACTTACCGAAGAATTTGCTGTTATTCTTGCGGCCAATCCTAAACTTAAAAGGTTGGTTTATGGGTGTTTAAAATGATACCGTTCCCAAACAAAAAATATAAAATCATCTATGCCGATCCGCCTTATTACTTTAAAAGTTATTCTCAAAGGGGTGAAAAAAGAAATGCAACACAACATTATAATTGCATGGAATTTAACGACATCTTACGGCTTCCTTTGTTTAATATTTGTGATGTGGATTGTGTATTGTTTCTTTGGGTTACTGATCCTTTTCTTGAAAAATCCTTTGAGCTTATTAAAAGATGGGGTTTTACTTATAAGACGGTGGCTTTTACTTGGGTTAAAACAACACAAATGAATAAACATTTTAAAGGGATGGGTTATTGGGTAAGAAAAAATCCTGAAATGTGTTTATTGGCTACTAAAGGAAAGCCAAAAAGATTATCAAAAAATGTTGAACAATTAATTGTAAGTCCAAGACGAAAGCATAGTCAAAAACCTGATTGTGTTAGGGGGAGGATTGTAGAATTATGTGGTGATCTTCCTAGAATTGAACTCTTTGCTAGGCAAAAGGTTAAGGGTTGGGATAGTTGGGGTGATGAAGCATGATTTGGCTACTTCTCTTTTGCGTTTTGCTAGGATATATCATAGCCACAAGAAATGAAATTATTATTTATATTAAAATGCAATGGAAAAAATGGAAAGAAAAATTAAGCTAACACCTTTTGAAGTTGAGTTAGCTTTTGAAAACTCAACTAGAAGATATATCTCAAACCTAAAGCAAGGAAAGGGATTCTCTTATGGCTATACCGGTGGCTTTGAAAAAACTATTACCGATTCTGTGTTGGGTTCTTTAGGAGAAATAGCATGGGCGAAAGCCTCAAATACTTTCTTTAATAATTCTTATAGCGATTCGTATGCAAGATATACCGACTCCGATTTTCAAAACAATATTGAAATAAGAACTCAAAATAAACAGAGTTATAATTTCTTGCTTGTTAGACCTGATGAAAAAAAAGGCAAATATGTTTTAGTTATCCATGAAGGAACAAATCCTTCTGAGAAATTAAAGTTTAACTTTTCCATTATGGGTTGGTTTCCTTTTTATAAGGAGATGCCTGAAAGATTAACAGATTTTGGACACCCCAACAGACCAGCGGCTTACAAAGTAGAAGTTAAAGAGCTTTATGACATTAAGGAAATTAAAAAAATATGAACGATAAGATAGATATAAAAATGTTTAAACCTTTTGGTTCAACCATTTCTGAACAAACTTTACCGGATAATTTAGTTAAGGATTTTTTGGCCGACCTTAAAATGATTAGGGGTTTATCTCCCAAAGAAAGACAACGATATTCATTTGCTCATAAGTTAGTAGGTTCGGTTGATTCAGAATATATGGTTACGCCAGAAGTTTTATTAAAATATAAACATTCTTTCTTTGATGTTTGTATCAAAGAATATTGCCAAACTTTATATCCTGATTTTAAAGTTCAAAGAATTGTGATAAATTCATGTTGGTATGTAGTTCAGAAAATAAATCAATTCAATTCAATTCATCAGCATACAAACCATACCGCCTTTGAACAAGACCACCCACAAATTTCATGCGTTGGCTACTTACAGATTCCAAAGATGATTCCCTTAAAATATGCCAAAGCTCATTATGATGTAAGCGGCACTATTGAGTTTTTTGAAGGATCAGAAAATTACTTTACTTTTGCATCATATAAAAAAATTCCAACTAAAAAAATGTATTTAATTTTCCCAAGTCATTTAGCTCATTTTGTAGCTCCCATGAATAGCAATGACCTTAATGCTGAACGCATAAGTTTTAGTTTTAATGCGGTTGTAAAGTTTGAAAAGGATTAATGGGTAAAGATTTCTTTAACTTCTCTTCCTTGTTTTCCTCTGTTCTTTCACAGCGTTTAAAATAATCATAATGAATACTTATTATATTTTCTAATTTTCTAGCAAACCTATTTATTTCTTTTTCTGTTTGTTCTTTATTTTTTTTAGTATTTCCTATTGTTGAGCTAGATTTAATATACTCTTTGGCTAAACCAAAAACATTTCCCCTACCTGAATAATAATTTTTTAAAGCATGGTGAGAAAATAGTATTTCATATGTATGTAAGTTTCTTGTAAATTCTTTTCTTAATATTTCCCTCAGTCTTTTATTATCATTATTCATGTAATAATCCGAATTATGTTGCTGATTATAATAAGGTTTCCAGTAAGTAATCAAACCTATTTCTAGTTTATTCATTTCTTCCTCTGTATTACAAGGAATGAAAGAGTATAATTCACAACCATATTCTTTACAGTTTTCATTTTGTAAAGATTTAATTTTTTCTTCTAAAGAATTGGGTATTCTTTTATAAAAATCTTTTGCCTTACCTACATAAACAATTTCTTCATATTGTTTATTGATTCCCACATAAACACCCATTCTGTTTGTTAATGGTATGGCTCTTGGTATTAAATAATCAATACTATATATTTTTTCTGCCATAAATTACTTAACTTTGAGTGGCTACAATAATTATATCAATAATAACAATGACTATTAAAATTTCTATCATTTTTTCCTTTCATTCCTTCTTAATCTTTTTTGGGCTTCCTCTACAAATTTAAAAACATCCCAAGTTGGGTGTTCCTTTCTTACTTTGCGTATCATTCTTGCTAACTTGTAAATATAAGTCATGCTTTTAAATCTTTTGCGATTTTGCATATCTCCCTATTATTATATTTTTCATAGTTTCAACAACCAACTCAATTAAGTCGGCATTATTAGCAAAGTTATCAAAACTTATTTTTAATTGAAGTTCTTTAGGTAACTTATAATAGCGTTCCATTAATGGATTTTTAAGTGTTATTTCTTTTGTTTCCATTCCTTGAATCCCTTTACCCATTCCGTTTGAGTTGTTTCCTTTCTAACCTTCCACCTTTTATCCCATGCCCAGCAATTTATCTTTGAGCTGTATTTTTCTATAATGCTTAAAATAAAATCAATCATTTTTTAAATACTAATATATTTTGGTGTATTTTAACAATCTTTCTATTCTTCATGGCAGTATTAGCCCTTACACTAGCAGAGCCGATAGCATTTAATAATATTATCTCATTATAATACTTCATGCCGCATTTAGTAAAAGCCCTTATGGTGTCCGGTACAAAGCCGTAGTAATGGCCTTGTTTATCTCTAAATTCTCCAACCACAAAACAAGCTAATTGGCCTTGTTTCAATAACTTGCATGATTTAGCTATAATTGATTCATATATTTTTAAAAATTGCGGATAGTCCATATTGGAAATATCTTCTTTCATATTGCTATATATCTCTAAATTGCCATAAGGCGGACAACTAAAAATAAAATCAATTTGTTGGCCTTCAAACTTATCTAAAATTTGATTCGAATCCCCTTCAATCCATTTAGGTTGATTGTCTTGTTCTAAAATTCTTTTGGCTTGTTCTTGATTACTTAATACTTGCTCTTCCCTTAATTCTATGCCGGTATATTTATGCCCCATTGTATTAGCAACAATACCCCTAACCGAACCTCCGGCAAAAGGGTCAAGTATTTTGCTTTCTTTATGAGGACAAAACCAATGGTAAACCAATTCACACACCACCGGATCGAATATACTATGTTCGCCAACGTCTAAAATTCTTTGAGTTGATTCGGCAGGTTTCTTTCCGCTTCTTTCGGCTTGTCTATGCCTACCGGCAAAGTGAGCTCCATCAACTTTTCGCCCTAGTTCGCTTTCAATGCCTAGATTTTTCCATTTATGCCTTCTCCTTTGCCAAGTTCCTTGTTTAGTGTCCATCACACTAAAGGGTGGTTCAATGTAACTATCTCTTAATTCGTACTTCTTGGTTACTTCATTGCCCCACAAATCAACTTGAATATTTTTCTTTTCTTCTTCTTCACTTGGCATAGATAATGCGTTGTTCTTTCATTAGCTTTTGACTATTAACGAAAGCGTAATTAGAACCCTTTACAACGTAAATTAAAACTTTGGCTTTGTTATCCTTCCCTATTAGCTCTTTGGCCTTTCTTAACGCTTCCTTATAGCTAGGGGCTTCATAACGTATTTTTTTACCCAATGGCTTCCAATCTATGCAAGTAAAATACTCCGGCTTAATAAACGCTTCCAATTCCCTTGCGTTATATTTACGCTTCTTATTATTCAAATACATAATTGATTCCTTTCATGTACGCATATTATACAAAACAACTACTTTAGCAATATATTATCCAAGATAAATATTAACTAAATGGTTGCAATAAATAAGGCCAATAATGGCCAAAATACAAATAGTGTTAATTTTAAGCATTAAACCCCCTTTATATATTGTTTAACTTGGTTTAGTTCTTTTAATGTTTCAACAGTTGGTAAAATTTTACCTTCTGTTGTTATTGGTTTAACTACAAAAACGGCTTTTTTAACTCCGCCAAACATATCGCTAAATTGATAAGTATGTTGAATTAAAAACCTTGTTTTTGATTTTCCACCTGTTAAAACTTTGTAATTAATATCATTAAAAAATCTTTTATTTTCGGGTGTGAAATAGCTTTGATTTACTTTTTTAAGTTCTTGAAATGTTTTAATCATTAAAAAGCCCCAAAATTATTATAATAGCATTGATCCGATAAAATACACATAAACCAAAACAAAGCCCAAAAACAACCGATAGTTAAAAACACGGCTAATAGGTTTATTATAATGATACTTATATTTTTTAAGTTATTTAACATAAGTTAAGTTTATAAACCTTATATATATTGCTGTCAATACATAAAATAAAAAAATATTAGCTTGACTTTAATAAATGACTTAATTAAGGTTAAT